AAAACACAGGACACGGAAATACAAATCCGCTTATAACAAGTATTGAAAAAAAAATGGTAAAATCAAAAAACCCTTCACAGGAACAATATGTTAATATGTTAAATAATAAGGAAAAGAAAATAGTATTTGCGATTGGTCCAGCTGGAACAGGTAAAACTCTGTTTGCGACACAGTATGCTATAAAACAATTTCTTTTAGGAAATGTTGATAAAATTATATTTACGCGTCCAACTGTTTCTGTGGATGAAGATATAGGGTTTTTACCTGGTTCTATTGAAGAAAAACTGAGTCCATGGCTAAGACCAATATTCGATATATTATATGAATTTATAACAGTAAAAGAAGTTCAGACCTACTTAGAAGAAAAAGTGTTTGAAATGGCGCCAATTGGGTATTTACGCGGACGAACATTTAAACGTTCATTTATTATTGCTGACGAAATGCAAAATTGTACACAAAATCAAATGAAAATGTTATTAACACGACTAGGTGAAGGATCGCGTATGACAATTACAGGTGATTTAGAACAACATGACCGAACTGGTGCTACAAATGGGTTGGCAGATTTTCTTTCTAAATTAAGAAAAAAACGGTCAGATAGTATAGGAATGATAGAATTTGAACCAAATGATATTTTACGTGAACCAATAATTAAAGAAGTATTGGAAATATATAGTCTTTAATTATATATGAAATTTTTTAATTTTATTAAACGTGACATTTCTTTAAAATCAATAATACACAATCGTGTTTTTTTATATATTGTTCTTTTTGTGTCCTTTATTAACATGACAACATATGGTTTAACAGGAGATATAATAACCCCTTTAATTTTTGTTTTAATAGGTATAATAACTGCTTACTATAATAAAAATATGTTAATTGTTTTATTAACTTCTTTAATATTTAGTAATATAGTAAAATATGGTAATAAATTAGCCATAAATACAGAAGGGTTTTCGGAAGGTTTAACGGAAAAAAACGAGAAAAATGAAATGGACGAAACAAACCCAGCCGGTAATACATCCGGTAAAAAAAATACAGACGAACAAATAGATACAATTACTAATAAGGAAGTGAATGAAAACTCAGAACCTATAAAAAAATTTAAAATTATGAAAGAGGAAATGGATAATTTATTACAAAGTTTGGAAGAAAAGGTTAATAGTGTTAATGTTGAGTTAAATAATTTACAAGAAAAAATTAAAAAAAAGGCAAAGCAAAGTGGGGTTATTATTAAATAATACAATAAAAACAGTAATGATGGTTTATTTAGTTTTTGTAAAGTTATGGGTGTAGGAAAATTTACTATTTCGTAATAAATGGTATATATTATAATAATGAAAAAAACAAAAACATTAAATTTAAAAGATAATTATTTAATGTTTCAAAATACAACTTTTAATTCCATTTGGAAAACCCCCCTTTTTAAACATATTATAACAAATAAATGGTTATATAAATTATTACTTATTTTGGTGTTGTTAATTATTATTACAATTGTTGTTTGTAACTACACTATATATATTGCTTCATTAAAATATAATAAATTTAAAGAAGAAAAAAAAGAAAGAATTAATAAATTTACCGAAGAGTTTATAAACGGTAATAGTGAAGAAGGATTTGAAAATACCGAAATAAACAAATTGTGGGAAAATGTATGGCAAACAAACACGAAACAATTTTCTTTTAATAATAATTTTAAAAAATCATTTGGATATTTATACGATAATGACAAAATAGAAGAAGCATTTGTAGAAGGTTGGAATCCTTTTAGTGCGGATAGTTGGAAGGAGGTTGGTGATGGATTAGATCCTAACAAAAATGGAACAAATGATGCGTTGGTTAACAGTATTTTAAATCCTATGAAGAATTTATTTCAAGAACCTATAAATAAACTTGTTAATGGTATAGATCAAGCAATTGATTGGATAACAAATTTCGAAAAAAACGTTTTAGATCCTATAACCGGTGGGTTTCAAGGATTATACGATTATATAATAAGTTTAAAAGATCGGTTTAGAAAATTAGGAAATGGTATTGTTGACTTATTTAAAGCATTTGGTAATTCATTTGTAACAATCGGTAACGCAGTATATACAATTGGTAATGATATAGGAAGTTTAATTTACGGAGGTGGAAGGTGTTTAGTTCATTTTGGGGGTAACTTTCGTAGTTGCTTAATATTTTGGTTGTTGGATCTAGTGACTGAACTATTATATAGTTTATTTGTTTTATTACCAGTATATATTTTTGACGCTTTAGTTCCTAGTTTAGATTTAAATTTACGATTACAAGATGTAAAAGGTTGGATTAATGATGTTGATGATATTTTAATAGATATTATTGGTTATTCGTGTATTCATTATCCGAAATCAATAATAAATGATTGTTATATGTGTGGAGAAGTTGATTTTCAACGTAAGGTACGCGAGTTAAATGAGGACACAAATAAAATAAATTCTTCATTTGACTCATTGGGACAAGATTATAAAACTGCTTTTTACGAAATTGGAGGGTTTTTTCAAGATGAATATTATAAAAAGTTAGATGCCGCAAAAAGTGGTAATGCTTTGTGGTTGGTTGAATAACAACGGCATTTTATATAAAATGTTTGTTTTATTTTTTTCATTTTTCATTTTTTTCATTTTTTTCATTTTTTTCATATTGTAATAAAAAATGAAACCATAAATGGTGTAAACTATATCTAAATACCCCCCCCCCAGCCACCACCCCACCATTTACCGACAAATTCGTTGATATAATCGGCAAAGGGTTAACAATAGTTTTTATAATTTTATACTACAATTGATAATATGAGTATATCTATTGGAACATCACCAGTATTATGAACAGTATTTTTTAATTTTGCCAAAAATTCGATTGTTATATCTTCTGGACGATTACGTAAAATCCAATTATAGTATTTTATTAATAACGACTTTTTATTAATATTATATTGAATACTAATATTATGAATATATTTTTTTATTTCGTCATAAAAAAAATCGTTTCTTTCTATAGGTCTTTTTACAAAACTATACATATTTTCAAATACCAAATCTGTTATAATATTTTTTTCCCAATCTGTTATATTTAGGTTTTGATTTAATTGAATAAAATTAATCATGCTTCGAATATCCGAACCATACATTTTTTGTATGGATTCTATAGTAAGGGCACTAAGTTGTAATTCTTCCTTTTCCGCAATATTGTTTAAAAACCGACAAATATACTCGGTTGGTAGTTGATTAAACCGAATACATATAAATTCATTTTTTAAGGTTTCATCTATTTTTGATATATAATTACATATAAGACAAAATCGCACATTATATATACTATTTTGTAAAATATATTTAAGGGCTTGTTGCGCGTTTTTTGTCATATAATCAACTTCGTCCAATATAACAAACTTTAGCCCTGTTTCAAAAAGATTCATTGATTTAACAAACTGATTTATTTGATTTCGTATTATATCAATACCCCTTTCATCGCTCGCATTAAGGTGTATAATAGTGCTACTATTAACCTTACTATATCGTGTTTGATATTCGTTAATAAGATTAATAATAGTGGTTGTTTTACCTGTTCCAGGTGGTCCATAAAATAACAAGTTCGGAAAATAGTTAATATTAATAATATTTTTAAAAATAGTTTTATTTATTGGTGAAAGAATAATATCATTAAAATTGGTAGGACGGTATTTTTCAACCCAAATATCACCGTTGTGTTTTTCCATATTACAAATAAAATAACACATAGGTTTTATATATGTTATTGATGTGTTTTATAACATAGAATTTTGTAACCCTTTGCTATTTCTGAACTTTTTAAATTTCATTTTTTTTATATTGTAATAAAAAAATGAATCCATAAATGGTATAAACTATATACATATCAATACAAGACCCGCCACACAATATTACCAACAAATCCGTCGATATAATTGGCAAATGGTTAAAAGAAATTGTATGTTTCGCGAATTTTTGTAAAATACATATTACCGTTTTTGACGACTAATGTTTTAATGTCGTTATTATGGGTTATTGTTAATTTATCGATTGTATTTGTATTTTCATATATAAAATATTTTACTATTAGTTTTAAATTAAATTTTAATTCGAGTTGTGGGGGAGGGGGTGTATTAGTATTTAATAGTTGTATATTTGTTATATTTGCTATTAATTGTAATTGATATTCAGGAGTTAGTTGAGTTGGAATATACGTATATTGTAATATTTGAGTAAGAATATTTGGATATATTTTTACTGGGGTTGTTAATTGTAACAAATTTGCGTTTAAAGAAACATACAATTCTTTAGTTTGAAAAAAAATAGTTGGACTTGGTTCTAATAATACTTGTATTGATTGTATGTTTTTTTCAATTGGTTTTGGAAATTTATATAAAATGAATTTATATTCTAATAATTGTGAATAGTCGGGTTGTGATATTTCTATGTCAACAGTTTCAGTTGTTGGATCAATTGTTTTTGGGTTTTCAATTGGTTTGTATGACATATTAAATGGGTTTAGTGATTTGTATAATTTTATAAAAAGTATTTATACAAAATTAAAAAATTTATAAAACCTACGTTTTTTTATATTTACCGATTAAAATAATAAAATCATTAACCCTGAAATCCGCGGGTTAAATCATTAACAATTAATATACGTTTAATATTTTGAAAATTTATAAAATGTAAAAATAATATTATTTATATATGAGTAAAATTTTAAGAAAAACTTTAAAAATATCTAGTGATAAAACTTGAAAAAAATTAATCATTATCGAACAGTTCTAATAAAAAACTTACTTTAAATGGACCTGAAATGATATTAAATATTGATGATTTAATGTTTGAAAAAGCTAGCAATTATTTATTAAAATGTATTATAAAATTGAAAAATAAAATTAGTTTTTTAAAAAAAAATACAAAAGTATTGTCTCAAAAAATACATTCTATATAAATAAATCAAAAAAGCGATTTAATTAACCCTTTGCCGTTTCTTTACTTTTTAAAAATGTTCATTTTTTCTTATATTGTAATAAAAAATAAAACCATAAAAGGTATAAACTATATACATTTTGTTACAAAACACAAAATTTATTTACCGACAAATCCGTCGATATAATCGGCAAAGGGTTAAACTAAGAATTTTATGAAAATACTTAAATAATACTTTTTAACAATAGAGAAATGACAAAAAAAAAGAACGCAATAAACCCATCCACGTCAAAGTCCGTTCAAGTAAATGAATCTATATCTCTAACAAATGAGGTAGATACAACGATTTCTTCCAGCACAACAGCAGCAGCAACAACAACCAAAGGTCGAAAAAACAAAGGAGGAAAGTTAATACCCAATAAATTAGTAAAATTACCTAACGAACCCCCTATAGGTAATATAATAATACATCTTAAATGTTCTATAGCCGATTTGGAAAAATATAATAAAAATTATAATTCTCAGCTTACTGATCCAATGTTATATACTCCGGAGGTTCCTCCTGAAATACAAACATACGAAACAATTTCAAACGAACTTCAATACAATTATATAAATCAAAGCACAGAAAAAAATGTTATTGAAAAATCGATTTATAACCCTCAACCTTCTCATTCTATTTTAAAAGAAACTGGTAATTATGCTTATATAAATAATAATATTCAACACTCATTTACATGTTCATTTTGTAAAAAACATAATAGTTTACCCGTTATTCAATCACAAAACGATAGTTTTTTATTGTCTGATAACACTTTAA